GCGCTGCTTCTGGAAATTTTAATGTTACCGCTAATTCAGGAAATGTCATACTAACTTTGGCAAACGACAGAACGACAGAAGGTACTGAAAGCTTTAAACTACGAGTTAGAACAGATAATGCTTCTGGAAATATAGTAGCCAGCAGTAATGTAATTGTAATAGATGTTAGTTTGGATCCTACATATACACTATCTTCTAACTTAAGTTTAGTACCTGAAGGTTCTAATGTTCTCGTAACTCTTACGACGACAGGAGTAGATCAAGGAACCACAATTCCTTATACAATATCCGGAGTAACTACAGATGACTTTGATCCTGCACTTTCTAGTTTGACAGATAATTTTACTGCAGATTCTAATGGCTCTGATACTCTAGAACTATCAGTTGCTTTAGATGCAGATAGTTCTGAGAGTGAATCAATTATTGTTACTTTAGGAGCCACTGATAGTGCAGGATTTAGCACAGGATCTCCAAGCGTGTCGATTGCCATAGAACAGCCCATTTCAGGACAAAATGCATATACTTCTGCTGGAACTTATGAATTTATTGTTCCTGAGGGCGTATCTTCTGTAAGTGCTGTAGCGATAGGAGGAGGTGGTGGAGGATCAGGATTTCCTACAGGTACTTCTTATAAATGGCCAGGCTCTGGAGGAGGAGGCGGAGGTCTTGCATGGGCAACTTTTGATGTTACTCCAGGTGAATCTTTAGATGTTTTCGTAGGTAATGGCGGCGGAGGGGGACTAAACTCGTCAGGTACTCAACCGAAAAGCGGTAGTACAGGTCAAGATTCCTATATTAGTAGAAAAAGTGTTTATTCTCTATCTGATCTTACTTATACTAATAAAGTTTTCCACGCTAATGCTCAAGTATCTTCCCAAGAAGGAATTACTTTTAGTACTGACGGCTATAAAATGTATGTGGCATGTTACACACAAGATGCAGTTTTTCAATATGATCTTTCATCAGCTTGGGATATTAGTTCTGCATCATACGCCAATAAAAGTTTTTCAGTAGCTAGTCAAGATCCAGTTCCAAGAGATGTAAAGTTTAAATCGGATGGAACAATTATGTATGTTCTAGGTAGTTCTTCTCCAGATGGAATTTATCAATATACTTTATCAACAGCTTGGGATGTTAGCACTGCTAGTTACGCTAATAAATCTCTAGATGTAGAAAACGAAGATATTAACCCAAGTGGTTTTTCTTTTAATTCTACTGGTACTATAGTTTATATATGCTCTTATGCTGCTACTATTAATCAATATAACTTATCAACAGCTTGGGATGTTAGCACTGCAACATATTCTAGTAACAGCTTAACAGCGCCAAGCACTTATCAAAGTTATCAGGATTTGAATGTAGGTAAAAACGATACTAGACTTTTTGTAACAGGGTTTATACCTTCGGCATATAGCGGTACTGGAAACAACGCATGGTTAGTAAGAGAATACAGTCTTCCTGCAGACGGAGATGTTAGTAATGCCTCACTTTTATCAACAGTAGACCTGTATGGAGTTGGACCTAACTTACTAATAGGTGACGCTACCTGGAGTACTTCAGGTCATAAATTCTACACTTATTCAGCAAAGGCAGTATATGAATGGGATGCTGTTTCAAGTTCGACCCAAATTATAAAAGGAGGAGGAGGCGGTGCAGGTACTTGGCAGTATCAAAGTTATCAAACCATCTCTGGAGGTTCTGCTTATGCAAACACTAGCCTAGTTACTTCTTATGGATTATATAATGGCGGACAAGGTGGTCCTAGTGGAGGATTTAACAATACCGGCGGAGGTGGCGGAGGTGCTGGAGGCTATGCAAATGCTAATGTAACTATTTCTGGCACTTACTCACGTGGCGGAGGCAATTCAGGAGGTTATCAACAAGCAAGTAGTGGTTATCCAGGATCTGGAGGAGCTGCAGGCGGTGGCGGATTATGGCAAGGTGCTCCTGCAAACTCACCTGGTCGCGGAGGTGGCGGAGTTGGGATTTTAGGAAGAGGCTCTACTGGTGTTGCGACTGTTGATGGATTTGGAGAAGGCGGTAGTGGAGGCGCAAACGCTACTAATGCCTCTGGAGGTGTGTATGGAGGAGGGGGTGGAGCTCCCGGAGGACCTACAAATAATAGCGGAGGTGGCTTTGGCGGTTCTGGACAGAAAGGCGCCGTAAGAATTATTTATGGTTCAGGTAGGTCTTACCCTGATACAAATACAGCAGATCAATAATAAAGAAAGTATATAAATGAGTGCGTATTTTAAAGTTCCAGTCTCTAGACTAGTACAAAAACTACCAGACAAATTTGGTTTTAAGGAGTTTAATCCTAGTCAGTTAGCAATGCAAAAAGGGCTAGAAGAGCATAGATTTTGGACTCATATCTCCGCACGAAGAACAGGAAAATCTAGTGCTGCTTCTGTATTAGCTTTAGCTAAGCTTTTAGAACCTAATCAACAAGTGTTAGTAGTTGCTCCTGATTATAATTTATCTTCTATTATTTGGGACTATACTACTGAATTAATTAGCGTACTAGGTATCGAAACAAAAAGATTAAACTTAAAGGATAGAGTAGTTAGGCTAGTTAATGATAGTACTTTTAGACTACTTTCTGCCAATAATAGATCTACTCTTGTGGGACGTGCTGCAAATTTATTAATTGTAGATGAGGCTGCAATTATATCTGATGACGAATATTTTACTAGAGACTTAAGGCCTGCTCTTTCTACCTATGAAGGAAGTAGAGCTCTATTTATTTCGACACCTAGAGGAAAACAAAACTATTTATATAAGTACTGGCTGCGAGGAGAAGATGAAAAATATCCTGAATGGGGTTCTGGATTATTTCCTTGGCATGTTAATCCTTCTCTAAAAGAAGCAGATATATCTGAAGCTAAAAGAACTCTTCCTCCTAGTATTTTTAGACAAGAGTACCATTGTGACTGGGTGAGTTTTGAAGGTCAAATATATAAAGTAGATGATTCTGTTCATTTAATCGATACTTCTGAGATTATAACTCCCAAAGACGATAGATATACTTTTATAGCAGGGTTAGATATGGGATTCAGAGACGATACGGCTTTTATAGTTTTAGCTACTGATGGAACTAATTTTTTTGTAGTAGACGAGTATATAGCTAGTGAAGGTACTACTTCTTCTCATGCTGAAACTATAAGAGAAATGATAGATCATTGGGATATAGAAAATATTTATATTGATTCTGCCGCAGCTCAAACTAAAGCTGATTTAGCTTATGATTATGATATTTTTTGTGAGAATGCAGTAAAATCTGTAAATGATGGTATTAGTTATATTCAAGTATTAGTTCAAAATGAAAATTTATTTTTTGATATAGATAATACAACAAAAACTTATGCTAGTGTAAATGGGTATAGATGGAACACTAGAGGAGAAAAATCAAAACCCTTACATGATTGGACTTCTCATTGTTGTGATGCTTTACGTTATGCTATTTATTCTTATGCAAAATCATCTTCAGTAGGTATATATGGATAAAAATAATTTAAATCACCCTAAAAGAGGCTTATTTCCTATAAGAAAAAAGCATACATCTAAAACTTTGAAAAAAGATGTTAGAGCTCTAAGAGCTAATGGGTATCCTATACAGATAGCATTACATACGTTAGAGCCTGTAGAAAAGAAAAAGCCTACTGCAACTAAAATAAAAAGAGGATTAATTATAAAATCCCCTAAAAACTATACAATAAGAAAAGATACAAAATAAATTTTTGACTCTAAGCAAAATAAAATTTATAATTGGTAAAATGAAAGAATTAAAAAGACTTCCAGTTAAATATGTGAGAGATTTTATTAAAAAAGACTATACTCACAAAGATCACTGTTTTATATGTAAAAAAGAAAAAGATTTAGAATTACATCACTTATACAGTGTTTCAGAGCTTTGGAATGAATGGTTAGAAAAAGAAAAAATTGATAACTCCATATTAGACTATGATTTAATCAAAGTTCTAAGGGTTCGTTTTTACCAAGAAAATAAGCACTTGTTAGGGCCTGATAATTTATATACTCTTTGTAAAACACATCATCAAAGACTTCACAGTATATACGGTGCTAGGTATTCTAACTGGAGATCCAGCAAAGTTAAAACTTGGCTAGAGAGTCAGAGAGTAAAATTTGGAGAACACAATGGCAGGTCCCATCAGTTGGATACGAGAAAAACTTAATCCTATTCAGCCCTATTTACGAAGTCAAGAACCTTTAGTTCACCCTGATAGTAATGTAGATTTTAGAGCTGCGTATGACAAAGTTGAAATCGTACATAGATGTATAGAAATGATAGTTAATGCTGTAGTGAGCATACCTTTTGCAATAGAGCCAGGTAATCAAGGCGGCCCTGTTAAAAAAGTTAGTAAACTATTAAATGCAAGACCTAATCCTTTTGAAGATAGAACCCGTTTCATGCGAAGAGCCGTAATGGATTTGCTGTTAGATGGTAATGCTTTCTTCTATTATGATGGTACAGACTTATACTTACTTCCTGCTAATGATATAGAAATAGAAACAGATTCTAAAAGATTTGTAAAAGGCTACAATTATATGTTATCAGGGGGAGAAGCCTCAAATAATTCAGGATTTCAACCTTATTCAAGTTCTGCTCCTTATTCCTCTGCAGGGACTGCAAAACCTAAACAACAACAAAATATTCATTTTGACTCTACAGAAGTTATTCATATTAAAGACGATAACGATGAAAGTATTTTTAGAGGTAAAAGCAGATTAAGATCTTTATCAGATTTAATTAATTTATATTATGCTCTATTAAAATTTCAAAGACAGTTCTTTAAGAATAACGCAATTCCAGGAGTTGTTTTAACTACTGACACTGTTCTTAGCGCAAAAGTAAAAGAACGTTTATTACAAAGCTGGAGAAATACTTATACTACTATATTCGACGGCGCCAGAAATCCTGCCATATTAGATGGTGGATTAAAAATAGATAAATTTAGTGATATAAATTTTCAAAACTTAGATTTTGAAAACAGTGTTGAAAGATTACAACAAGATATGGCTAAAGCATTAGGAGTTCCTTATACTCTACTTAAAAGCGGTAATAATGCTAACATATCTTCAAATCAAGTACTATTTTATGAGCACACTATTATTCCTATAGTAACTCAATTTACTAGTGCATTTGAACATTATTTTAATAGTGTTTCTATAAGACCCGAATTAGTATCTATTCCTGCGTTGCAGCCAGATTTAAAATCTCAAGCGCAGTATTTTAGTTCCCTAGTTAATGCTGGTATAATTACGCCAGACGAAGCTAGAGAAAAACTCAATTTCCCTAAATTAGGGTTAGATACTACTTCAGAAATTCGCATACCTCAGAATATTACAGGAAGTGCCATTAGTCCAGAGTTGGGCGGTAGACCTTCATCAGATGATACAGCAGATATGCCTACAACGGAGCCAACAAATGACTGATAAAAAATTTTATATCAATAGTGATAATATAGAAATTAAATCAAAAGCAGATAGTAGTAACAAACCATTTAAAATAGCTGGTTATGCCAATACTACTTCTAAAGATAGAACTGGAGATATAGTTTTATCTGAAGCGTGGGTTAAAGGAATAGAGAACTACAGAAAAAACCCTGTTTTACTTTATCAACATGATCACAGTAAACCCATTGGAAAATCTGATACTGTAAGAGTAGATAAAAAAGGTATTTTTGTAGAAGCCTCAGTTTCTAGTGCTGCAGAAAAGCTTCATGGAGTTCAATCTTTAATCGAGGATGGAGCTTTAAAAAGCTTTAGCGTAGGCTTTAGAGTAAAAGATGCAGACTATGATAGACCTTCAGATACTTTTATAATTAAAGATTTAGAGCTGTTAGAAATTAGCGTAGTAAGCGTTCCTGCTAACCAAGAATCTTTATTTAGTATCAGAAAGAGCTTTGAATCAGAAGAAAGTTTTGAGTCCTTTAAGTCTCAATTCATAAAAGAGGAGGAAGAAGTTTTGGAAGAAAAAGAAACAGAAGAAACGGCAGTTGAAGAATCCTTAGAGATTGAAGAGACTGTAATAGAAGCTTCATTACAAGCTTCTGAGGATTCATCTATCGAAGAAAAAGAACTTGAGATAGAAGAAGAAAAAGAAGCGGTAGAAGCAGAAGGATCTTATGAAGATCCAAATACGCCAATTCCTTTCTATAATATGCTAAGCACCGAGACTGCCGAATTAGCAAACGGTGATTTTGTAAGAATGAAAGGCAATCGTTATAAAATTTCAAAAATTGCTACCGCCGAATCCCCATATTTCATATTTAAAGAAGTTGACATTAACGGGGTTTCAAGCGATAATACTATTAAGATTAATGCAGAAAATCTATCTGTAGTTAATGCTTGGGATCTTTCTACTAAATTCGATATAGAACTTATCGATCATAGTGAAAGTAAGTCTTTAACAGATAAAGACAGAGATGCTATTAAATCTGATTTCTCTGACCTTGTTAAAGCTTCCGAATTTAA